TGCTATAACAGTAGTATATATTAGACATAACAAGGCTAACTCACTCCCTTATGCTGAGTGGAACGCAAGGAGGTAGACTATGAGCAAAACAGCATTACAGATAAGGGCTGACCTTAGGATAGACTTAAAAGATAGTGGAGCTTTGTGGTCAGATGCTGAACTGAACCGCTGCATTGAGAGGTCAGTAGCTGACTTCAATCGCTACCTACCAGATGAAAAGGTTTATGAGGACTCACTGCAGTTTGCTGTGACTGGAGAGCCAGTAAAATTTCCTAGTGCTGCTAATGCTGCTGCAGTTGTTAATGCTCAGTCTATTGATGTACCAGCTGGAAGCTTACTGACCATCTCAGGACAACCAGATGTTCCTAGAACTCTGATAATCACTATTGTTGATGCTGATGATAGCACTTATGGTGCTACCTTCATAATCAGAGGCACTGATAAGGATGAGCAGTATCAGGAGGAGATATTCCACTACACCAGAGGAGATAGCAAGACTATTCCAGGCAAGAAAGAGTTCAAGAATGTGTATGAGGTAGAGCTAAATCAGGACTACGGCTCTCATGCTCTAGATACTGCATCAGTTGGTTATGGACTTTACACTGATGCCTGGATATATCTAGCTAACAGTCCAATCAAGAAAGGTAGTGAGAGTGCTACCGATGCTGACAGCGCTGCTATAGTTCGTAATACTGACTTCTATATAGACTACGCCAATGGTAGAGTGAAGGCTATTGCTAGCGCTAAAATAGCTGCTGAGGAAACTTGTACCTTTGCTTATAAGAAGTCTCAGATTGGCATAGACCTTAGCGATTTGCATGGACTGATTAGGGTTCAGAGAGTGGAGTATCCTGTAGGTCAGGTACCTCAGAACTTTGTTCAGTTTGATACGTTTGGCAAGTATGTTGTAGTAACTGGAAGTGGAGAGAGTGAAGAGCAAATGCAGATGGTTGAGGATGAGCAGTATAGGTTATACTATGATGCTAAGCACCATCAGCCTGGAGAGATGTCTCCTGGTACTATACCAGAATTTCTAGAAAGTACAGTAGAAACAATGACAGGAGCGTATGCACTATATATCTATGCACTGAAGATGGAACATCAGGCAGTAACTGATATGGCTTCTGCTAGGTTAGCTCTAATAGCTGCTGCATCAGATGAGGAAGATGGTGCTCATAAGACATTTACTACTGCTTTAACTAACCTTGCAAAGTATCTGGATACTAACACTGTTGAAGAAGCTGATGAAGATGCTGCTGGCATACTGGCACTTATAACCACTGACATAGCTGAGCTGAGAACTGCTATAGAAACTGCACTCAGTGGTACAGTTGGAGTGGAAGGTATGAACCCTTACCTAGACCAGGTAGGTAAGGCGACTTCTGGAGATATAGCTCTAGCAGATGCAGTCAAGGCTCTCTATATGGGCACTCCAAACTATGTAAATGGCGGTACTGCTCCTGATATTAAAGCTTATCTGGATACTGGCGATGCTCTACTGAACGAGGTAGCCAAAGGTGGTGAAGGTCAGGATGTACCTAGAGCGTACAGAGAATATGCTCAGGCTGTCAAGGATTCATTGGTAGCAGCCTTTGAGAATGACCGAGCTATGTATCTGCAAAACGCTACTGCCAGAACTAATGCTGCTATGGGCTATGCTAACGAGGTAGCTCAAAGGCTTAGTAATCTGCGGAGTTACATAGAGCAGTCAGCAAGTTATATAGCAATATCTAACGCTTTTGGAGTTGAGGCTGAGCATAGAGCTGCGGACATAGTAGCCTACCTACAGGAGGGTGCTCAGTACTTTGGAGCTGCCGCTAATGATACTGCTCTGGCTGAAAGATTCAGAGCCGAGGCTGATGAGCGTAGGAATGAAGTGTATAGTATCTGGCGAGACCGCAGGCAATACATTGGCGACTTTACAGCTGGTTCAATGAGGCAGATGCCTTAATATGAGTAGGATGCCATTCTACAACAGTATGGAGATGTACAAGATGAAGTTCAGTTGGAAGCACTGGCTTGGATTTGACTTGTATAAGAAGCTATGGAGTCTGATAGGCAAGCGACCCTGGACTTACATCTATCGTGATGTCTGGCATAAGTTAGAGTGGTTTCCGCAGATGCAGTGGCTGTTCACTGGTATTCTGATATACTACTTCTTTGGCTGGCACGGAGTGTTAGGGTTCTGTGTGGTGTATACTTACGGCTATATCAATGGTCATTTCTTCTGGGGTAAGAGGTACATACCTGGGCAGCAGGGAAATTAGAGGGTAGGGACTCGTAGCAGTCTTTTGATATGCTGCGAGCACCTCCAGGGGGCAGTTGAAAGGCTAGTTGCCGAGCTGAGTAGACTGCCCAGCTTCATGCCTATCTCCAGTCCTTCCCTTCCTGCTCAATCGTTATAGATGTTAAACCAGTTCCAATGGATTAGATTCCAGAGGAACTCACAATGGCAGAATATCCAGAAGTCTAGTCTTTGCCAGAAACCGTGAGGCATTAGAGCATATACACATTCTTCATCAGTCATCTTACTTATGCTTATCTGGTCTTCTAGCGTTGGTCTTTCCATCACTCCCACCTTAGTGTCTGTTTTACTTCAAACGGTATCCTGAAGCCTGGTATATTCTCTATCTCTTCAACTGGCAACTCTACATCTCCATCAAATGTTAGACTGTCATGTACTGATGCTGCCATTATTGGAGGACCTAGCCCTCTATTGCGACATAATATAATAGCCCTCTTCATCACCTCACCATCACTACCTAATACAGGATAGTTAATTGCCTTCCTCTCCATTCCATCTCTGTTCAGTGCACCCCAGCGGTTGAACTCCTCAGGTATGTGAATCCTCCTGCCGAACAGCGTAGGCAAAGCCCATCCATCTCTCCATCCTTCTCTTCTTGCATTAGTAATCCAGTCCGCTGCTCCTCTATAGGTCCTAAACCAATCATCAATGAGTCTCTGGCAGCGGTTTATATCTTTAATCTTTGCCTGCTCAGACACCGTCTTTGCAGTAGCGCCATATGCTACTGCATAGTTTAGGGTTCTGGCTAGTGGTCGCATTATGTTCATCTTGGCTGCAGTGTGCTTGTGAATGTCATTCTTCTTTGGGTCTGGGTCATAGAGAACTCTCATCAAGTCTCTATCTTGTGTCATGTTGGCTAGAATATACATATGCTCCTTGCCATAGTCACCAGTTGTAAAGCAACCGTTATCAGGTAGGAATATATGCCTACAGTCTACAGGAATGTTTTGTATGTTTCTGTTCCTACTGTTCAGTCTTCCGACAACTGTGTCCAAATAGTATTCTGTATAAAACCTGTCATCGCCCTTGATGGGACTTATGTACGTACTGAGCAGTTTTGACTTATGTCGCCAACCTAATGTAGCAGCTGCCATAGGGTCGTCTAGGAATTCCAAGTCAGCCTCTCTGGTAGATAATTGCTTCTTGCTTCTGGTCAATGGCAGGAAGTTACCTCTCTTGCCTAGCATATATCCTATCTGCTGGGTGCTACCAGGCTTCTCAACTCCATACACACCTAGCTGCTTGCGATAGAACTCTACGTCATCTTCCAGCTTAGCCTCTAGCTCTGCTCTTGCCCTCTGGTCTATAGCCAATCCTCTCATGCTAAGGTCTATTAGTATTGGTATAACTTCCATCTCTACTTTAAAGTATTCAGCATACTGGCTTACTATCTTAGTGTAGTAATCAAGATACAGTGCAAAAGCTACCTTAGCATCGTTTTGGCACTTATTGGCAAGCTCCATAGCTGGAACATCTAGCATTGTGCTTGCCTTGAACCTCTGCATAATTGACTTAGCACTCTCGGCAAACATACCGACTTCATTGGCTAGTACTTCTAAGGATGTCTCTTCTCTGCCTAACAATCTAGCTGCTGTATTAGTATCAAATATGTTACTACGGTCAAAGCCTACTAGCTGAGGTACTAGTGGTAGGACTGATATATCAAATATAGCATAGTGTGCTATCTTACAAACTCGTGGATTGAAGAGTAGAGGCTTTAGCAGCTCTAGCTCTCTGGGTGCTTCAGGATATATCTGAAAGTAAAATGCTTCTTGCGGACTAAAAGCAATAGCCAATCCTAGAGGCATCCGCTCAGTTATAGTTGGAGTCTCTATATCTATACTAATAGCAGCTGGTGGATTATCTAGGAAGTGCTGAAACCGCTCCTTGGCATTACCAGTACCGTAGTAGAAAACTGGGCTCATACTGCTACCTGCCTAGCTACTGACATTTGCTGTATCCGCAACTTTGGCAGTGAGCACATCCTTCCTGAAACCATAGAACTGAGCCACAATCGGGGCAGGCTCCTGCAGCAAACTGCTGAGGCTTCTGACTTGCATTGCGAGGCATATGGAAGAACGCTGTATGCACTTTCAGTTCTCTCTCTGTGAGATTATCTCTACCGCAAAGTTCACACTTCACTGACTGTACGCTCTGAACTTAAGTAGAAATTGCTCCTCAGCCTCATCCATGTCTAGTAGTGGCATCTTGTCGTCTAGTGGCAGCTCTGGAATATACCAGCCCTTACCACTACTAGCCATATTATACTCAGCCTCAGTAGCTAGCATTATATCATCTGCCTTCTTAATCAGTCCCCAGTCGACTCCTATGCACCCAAACTTCCTCATAACCTTTCCTAGTATCTGGTGCTCTAACTCCAGAACTAGCCCAAAGCCGTGGAAGTGCTTGACAGGTCTAGATATGTCTCCGATATATGCCTCGGCAGCATCGTGGAGTAGGGCAGCTAGGCAAGTGCGCTGAGCTGACTCTGCACTGCCAGCATAGTTATCTGCCAGCTCCTTGCCTACTACATTTGCTACTAGTATGCAGTGTTCAGCTATGCTGTAAAACGTAAGGCAGTGTCCTACAAATCTGCACTGCAAGGATAGTGAGTGAGCAATATCCTCTATACATATCAGCTCCTCATTCAGGTGCATAGGGTTGACTCTCTTGCCAGTGTATGTTTCTATCCATGTTACTTCTTCAGTCATTAGTACCTTCTCCTTAATTCCTTACGGAGTTCTCCTAACTCCTCTAGGATTTTGCCTTCTGGTGTTCTGGCTTCTTGGTTACAGTACGAGCATGGTCTCGGCTCTATGTGCTCCAAATCTCTGTGCCAAGTTCCGTGAACACAGCAACCTACCTTGCCTATCCATGTGATGCTCATGTACTTCCTCCTTATGTTATAGATGGGTGGTGTACTACGTTTACGCCAGCATCTTTGAATAGTAACTCACTTTGTTTCCATCCTGGGTAATTAGTGTACTTGTAGTGGACTGCGACTACTCCAGCGTTTATCAATATCTTGGTACAGATAGGGCATGGCATATCCTCAGGGTATAAGTAGAGCTCTGAGTTAATAGTACTTGTACCAATTCTAGCAGCATTAGCTATGCAATTCTGCTCTGCATGAGTACCTCTGCATAGGTCTGGTCTCTCGCCAGATTCTAAATGCGCTCGAGGACAGCCTATGTCTTCGCAGTGAAGACAGCCTCTTGGTGCTCCGTTGAATCCAGTTGTAATGATAGTCTTGTCTCTCACTAGAACACAACCATACTGTCTCCTCAGGCAGGTGCTCCTACCAGAGAATATCCTAGCGGCATCGAAGAAGAAATTATCCCAACTTTCTCTAGACATGGTCTACCTCCTTTCCTTAATATTACTATATCCTCATCATCCACTACTTCTATTCCCTTAGCTCTCCTGGCAGCAGTATAAGGCATACCTGGCGCTGCCCACTTGAAGTGCTCATCAGGACTATAACTAAAGCCAACTCTGACACTAGCATCTATAGCTCTCTGCACTAGCTGTACCCTCTCGCCTTGCTCCATATGGTCTTTGACTATTAGTGTCATACTGCTAGGAGTTTTCAATGTATGATAGCACTTAGCGTAGACTCTCTCCATCTCTTGAGTCCATAGGAACTCTGACATAGTGCCAAGGTTCAATGGGCTTTTGCTATACTCGGCAAAGTCATATCCAGTATCTACATTCCAGCTATCAGTTCCCTTAGTCTTCATTATTCCAGCATACTGCGGTGAGAATATAATATGGTCAGCTAGGTCAGGTATAGGCAGATATGTCTGGCAGGGTAAGTTAACTAGACTAATCATACCGCTGATACCTGGTGCTATCTCCTCAAGATGCTCTAGAGCAGCCAGTTGCATCTGGTGGAACTTCTCGCTAATCTCTATGCATATCACACTTCTGCCCACGAGTGCTCCTACCATTAGAGTACCTGTCCCTGCCATAATATCCATCAGTACATCGTCTGGCTCTGATACAAACTCAATGATAGACTGAATCAGAAATACATTTGCCTTCGCTGGATGCTGGTTAACTTCTGGCGGAAACATCCTCTTACGATACTCAGAGTCTGCTGGGAACCTTATCCAGCCTTGCTCATTTCGACTATACTCTGGTGCAAACTGTCTACCCACTGCGAAACTCCTTTATGGCTTGCTTTAGCATTACTGTCTCCGAAGGACTTAGGTCATTTACTGATATATCGAATAACTTGAGGAAGACACAGTCTATCAGCTCTATTAGTTCATCAAAACTCTCCTCATCGCTAGGTACATCTGGGTCTCCATATATATCATCTATTACCTTTTGCTTCTGGCAGTCTAGTAGGAAGTTGCACTTTTGAATACTAATTCTGACATCTTTTAAGCTCATATCTCTCTCCCTAAACTAAGTAATATCTTCTCTGCCATCTTCCTTCCTATACCTTCCACACTCATCAGTTCAGATACTCCAGCAGTAGCTATGTCTAGCATATTCATAAACTTGCCTGCTATCAACTTTGCCTTTTTCTCTCCTACACCTAACTGGTAAATACTAGAGAGGAACATTAGAGACTTGGCAAACCTAAACTCCTGCTTCTCAGCCTCGGTCATATCCTTCTCAGTCTTAATATGTATCTGTGGTCTGATTACTCTCTGTAGTGTTTTGTGTTCTTCTGGCGGCTTCTGCTCGTTTCTATATATAGCTGATAGTAGCTTGGCAGTATGCACCCAGTTTATAGTACAGTAAGTAATAACTCCTGCTTCAGCTAACCTGTGAGTCCAAGCGGCTAGTAGGGAATCATTGACTGCTGAGAAACTATGTCCACTCTTAATAAACCCGCCTGGCTCAACCTTATAGCAATACAACTTAGCTCCCAAATCTCTGGTACTAACACTACTACCGTGAGCATCTATTGGTACTGTGGCATCTTTCATCTTTAGCTTATCAGGACTAATAATGCCCTCGATAATCTGATAGTTCTTATCAGCATTATGGTAGTATTCAGCTAGTTGCTTCTCAGCTTCATCTATGTTACCTACCAACTCTCCAGCCTGCTTGCGACTGAACTGCAACCTGGTGCCATCGAAGCTACCAAAGAAGTAGTCAGACATATTAGCAATATTTAAGTCAGCTACAGTAACAGGACAGGATTGCTGTAGGAGTTTTACTATGTTGTCAGGCTCATTTGAGTCAATAAGTAAAATGTTACTTTCCCTTATCTATTACTTTAGCTTTATCCTCTACTATAGGCTTACCATCTTCGCCTCTCTTTATCTCCTTCTCAAATGGCTTCTCTTCAGCCTCAGCTATATCAGGCTCTGGTAACAGGTCTCTTGCAGTCCTAGTTTGGTCTCTGCCATCTCTAGGGTGCATATCTGACAGTGATGAGCCAGGTCCTATGTCTCCTCCAGGTGGTTGCTTAGGCTGGCGGAAAGCAGATGACATCTCCTGAATTTGCCTATCCTTCTCCTCATACCGTTCCTTCTCAACCTTATGGACTGATTCTCCAGTGAACTTGCCTGCAGTTTCTATCCTCTCCTCAGCAGCTTCAGTAAAGGCAGCTCTGGCAGGAGGTGGAGGCTCATCAGGTATTTTATCTTCCTGCTGCTGGCGAGTGATGTCCTCAGGGGCAGGAGCCTCAGGGGTTGTTTCAAGTTTAGCTATCTGTGCCTTCAGGTCTGCAATCTCATTATCCTTCGCATCCAGTGCTGCCTCTTGCTCTGGAGTAACTTCAGCTACATCCTTACCGTCTTCAGTAATCTCCACAGCTATCTTATCTAGCGGATGCACATATTCTATTGGTATATCTACTCCGCCTACCTTCACTGAGGGAAACATAGGAAAGATAATCCTGCTGGGCATTTCGTTCTTGCTATAGAATAGGTAGCTTCTAACATAGGTAGGCAAGATATAGTTTATATCTCTTGCTTCCATATCCATTGACTTGTTTTCTGAGTTAATTCTCATTAGTAGCCTCCTTATATGGACTTATTACTATATTTATATACTTTCTCCACTCACTTACAGCAGTATCTCTCAGTTTTAGCTCTCCATCTGGAGCTATTACTTTAGCATCTTCCCTGCTAGATTCTCCCCTCTTGGTATCCATTGGTACTGTACCTCTACATTCTGAGTCATCTGCCAGACTCGTTGTGCTAGATTCCTGAGCCTACTATTAGCAATATGATACTCTCGGCTGAGCTGCTTAACTACTACCTCATTATCACAGCATACTAGTACTGGTGGTGGCAGAGGTCTTGGTGTCTCATCTGCTGGAGAAGCTACCTTGGCAAAGTCTTCCTCACCAGTTGCTCTCAGCTTCTCAACATCTAAGTCTCCTTGCCTAGCGTCTAGTTCCTTATTCCACTTTACGAAATACTCGTTGAGTCCGAATATTATAGCTAGATACTCTGCCTCCATACTAGTATGCCCTGGTCGTAGTTCGTGGTAGTCACTACCGCCTCCGTCAAGTACATATGCTATCATTCTAGGGTTAGCGTCACAGTACAATCTAGGCATTACTCGCTCCTCTCTTTAGTGCTTCAACCTTCCTCTCAATATCGGGAAGCCTAGTACTGACTTTGTCAATAAGGATTTTCAGAGACTTCAAGTCACTTTTGTCTCCGCTAATCAGAATTCTGTCAAATCGCCATACCATAAATCTCGTTCCTGAGCTGCTTGCTTCTATATCTACAGAACAATCACCATGCACAAATCTATCTGTTATAGAAATCTTCATTGCACTGCTCCTCTCAATAGATTAACTATATTAACAATACCTTCATAGGTTGCTGGAATCTCCAATCCTAAGGCTCTCAATCCTGTACCCTCTATGCCGCACTTGGTTATCTTAGCTATTGGATACTTTTCCTCTATCTTAATAGACTTTGGGTTAGAAGGGTCTGAAGGAACCATGTGACTCTTGAGAGTTAGCCACATAACTAGGTCTGAAAACTTGGTAGTGTCCTTATAGCCATCTATAATAATCTTGCCAGTCTTGGCATCTTGGAAACCACCCTTGCCGTCAGGCATAGGTCCATAATCATCTGTGGGATAGTGGATTAGAATTAGATTCTTCCTGTATGACCTTGAAGTATGGTAAATCCTTTGTAGTCTGTCATAAACTACTCCATACTCTATAGGCTGTAACCTCTCTCTGAAGTCATTAGCGTCAAATTGAGTAGTAGGATGCTCCTTCTTCCATCTGATAAGTTGCTTCTCTTGAAGCTCCTGCAAGTAGGCATCACAACCTATCTTGTACATCATAGTGGCGGAGTCGAGTATCACCGACTTTAATTCCTTCGTTAAGCAATCCTTAACAAACTGGTCTATTATGGTCTGCCACAGCTCCTTCATACCTTCTACCTTCTTAGGGATAGCTGCGGCTCTTGTGGATGCTTGAGGTGGGCTTACGATACCTTTCATCTTGGCTATATCTGCATCTGTCAGAGGCTTAGGGAAGCTATGAGTCTCTATGTCAGCTGTATCTAAACGCCAAGCTGCTCTCTTATACCCACCTACATCTATATCTAGATGTGACTGCGGCTTAGGAAAGGTTAGACCCATCGTAGTCTTACAGGTTCCTTCCTCACCGCAGATGGTAACTATGCCTATGTAGTCATCCATCTTCTTCCTCCTCTTCACCACTGCCCTTAATAGGAACTGCCGTTACCTTTGCCATTGACCTTCTGTAACATGACAATACTCTCTCGTCTATGCAGTAGCCCTCATATGGGTCAGCGGTATTAGCAGACTTCCAGCTTGGACAGTCCTTCGCTGTGCATTCTAATCCCATAGTTTCATATCCTCCTTTGCCTGCTCCTCACTCATTGTAATTCCTCCTGCTCTAGCTAATGTCTGGCATACTAGCTTATACCTGCAGTACTTACACTCCCAGTCATAGCAGTTCTTGAATGGCTCAGGTGGAGTGCCAGTGGCTATTGCTTCATCTAGTACCGACTTGTTGTCTAGTATCATCCGCCAATTCTCCTCAAGTTCACTTCTTTCAAACTGCTCAGTCTCAGCATATATGTCAGGAAATGGAGGCGAATAGTTACCCATCATATATAGAATGATGAGGTCATACTCTATCTTTTCCATCATATAGCATCCTCCCATCATATAGTCTACCCAAGTAACTGGTAGGCTATCATCCAGATAATGATACTTTGCCGACTTCCTTGTAGTCTTAATCTCATTCAGCCTACTAGATAGAATCATATCTGGTCGGTAGATGATACCATCCTTCCTTATAACTGGGGCATCTGCATCTGGTGGTGTAAGCACATCTTGCAGTCCATATCCCAAAGCAAACAGCATCACTTCCTCATCAGTAGGTTCTGCAGTCTGCTTTGCATCTAGAAACGATTTAGTTCTGCAGGTAATATAACTGCTAAGATGATTAGCCTCCCTAACTTCCTTGATTTTATAGAGGTCGACTAGGTGGTCTAGTATCTTGCGTTTTAGTTCTGGGTTATCTATGCGTCTCATTCTTCCTCCTTATTAGTAACTCAGGTGGGGCTGGTGCTCCTCACCACGTACTCAACGGATTGGCTACCGTCTATTGTGGTCACCCCACCCTTTGCTACTGCCAGCTAGTAGCCCTCGTGTTGCTCCTCTGACTACGACTATTCGCCCCTCACCTTTCAGGAGCTATGGGTAGCTGGCAAGCTTGCTGGCTAGTTCAAACA